CCGAATGGCGGTTTTCTTTTATTAAAGGAAAAATATATGACAGCTTATCAACAATCACCTGTTGCTCAATCTTTAAGTATTTATGGTGATCTTTCTACCCGAAATGCTAATGGTAATCCTGCACCGCGCTCATTAGATGAACTTGCTGTTGAATTTCAACAACGTTTAACACAGTTGGATCAGTTGATTGCTACTCGCCAACAACAATTTGCCAATTTGCCTGAAAATGTTCGTCAAGAATTAGAAACGCGAGCAACTGAAATTCAAAAATTAGCGGCAGATATTGAGCAAATTAAAACTGATTTAGTGAATGAGGCACGTTCACTACCACATGATGAACAGCATGATATTGCTGCAATACTAATTCGTAATAAAGAATCAGTGGACCAAGCAGAAATCATGTTTAAGCGTTCTAAGCAAGTTTCTGAATCTGTTACGTTTGAAGGTATCAAAACGCGTAATATTATTACTCTTGCAGGTATTGAAAATAAAACAGCAAATGCGAATGCTGCAAAGGATATTACCAGCCGCACTGCTGTTTACCGCCCTTTAAATATTATCGATTTAATCAACTGGTTGCCAGTTGAAGGCGAAAAGGCATACTACCTACGCGAATCAAGTTTTAATATTTTGGCTGATATTATTCCTGAAGCTCAAGATAAACCTGAATCTGAATTGAAGTTAGGTATGCTTGAATTAAGTGTGGGGACTATTGCTCACTTCATTCGTGTATCAAAGCAAGCATTAAAAAATATGAATATGCTTGCAATGTATATTGAAACACGTATGGCATATGGAGTTCGATTAAAACTTGAATACTATGTTGTAAATGGACATACACCAGCTTCAGGCCAACAAAAAATCTTTAGTGGGTTATTAGAAGATGGTAACTTTGTAACGGTAACCACTGCTACAGATGACACTGCAATTGATGTGTTGAATAAAGCTAAATATAAAGCTGCTGCTACATTTATCCAGCCTGATTGTACAATTTTAAACCCTGAAGATTGGGGGAAAATTGAACGTATTAAAGGTGGTGATGGGCATTATATTTTTGGTTCACCTGGTGCTGTTGTCCAGCCAGTATTGTGGGGTGTTCCTGTTGTATTTAGTGCAACTATGCCTGTTACTAAATATTGGACAGGTCCTTTAAATTATGCATTTGAAGGTTATCTTGATGAAAACGTAGATATTATTGTCTCAACAGAAGACGGTAATAACGTAACTAAGAACTTAGTAACTGTACTAGCTGAAGTTGATGGCTCTGGTGCAGTAGTAATTCCTGATGCTTGTGTTTCTGGTACTTTGCCTGAAGTAGTAGCAGAACCACCTGCTGGCGGTTAATTTTCAATAAAAGCAGCTTTTTAGCTGTTTTTTTTATGTTTTATGCAGATTTTTGGAGATTTTATTCAAAAATCTGCATTTTTCTTCATTTTTAGGACGTTTTTATGAGTGACTACATAACGCTTGATTTAGCGAAATCTCATTTACGTGTTTTGCATGCGCGTGATGATGCATACATTGAGTTACTGATCAAAGCGGCTTTAAAAGCAGTAAGAAATTATATTGATAGAGAGTTTGAAGAGGTTCAACAAAAATGGGGTGAACCTTCTGACAAATTACCAGAAGACTTGATTTTTGCGGCTTTATTGATCATTGGTGATATGTACCAAAACCGTGCAGCTCAGTCAGATGCAGCATTACATATAAATATAACTTGCGAACGTTTGATGAATCCTTATGAAAAGAAAGGGGTTAAATAATGTCGAGAACATTTATAAAAAGATTCGCCAGTACACATCCTAAATTCTTAACTGAAAGTATTTCTAAATTTCAGCGTCAAGAATCTGTAGAGATACAAAGCCTTTCAACATTTTTAGTTGATGGGGAATCTTGGCCGTATCAAGCTTTGGTTGTTTTCGAACGTCCTATTCAGATCAAAATAAGCGATGAACCAACTGAAGTACTAAGACCACCAATAAATTGCCGTTGAGATTTAACCATGCATGAAAAATTTGAAGCCTGGATAAAGGCCCAGCCGTTTTATGCAAAGCTGATTTATATACATGGTGAGCGCCTTTTTATCCATGCGTATGGTGAATATCAAGTATTTGCAATGGAAGTTGCTTATCAAGCTTGGTTGGTGCAAGGGGGTGATTTATGCAATCTGGAATTTTAGATACATGTTTTGAAGTCTTGAAGCGGACAGAGCAAAAAAATTCTGCTGGGCAAACTAAATTTGAGTGGTCTGTGATTGGTCGCTTTTACGGTGGTGTAAAACCAGTAAGTGTTCAATCATTTGTGCAGTCAAGCATGCAGGGTTCAGCATTAGTTGCAAGGATTGTAATGCGACCTGATGATTTCCCTGAAATATCGGCGGTGTATTTAATCCGTGATGTTGATACGCAGAAACTTTATAAAATTGATGGCGTATTGCCTGTTAGTAAATCACGCCAAGCTTTGATGTGCAGTTTAGGAAAACTTACCTGATGGAATTTGATTTCAAGATAGAGGGGTTGTCCGAACTTACCGAGCAACTCAGAAGTCTTGAAAAGTTAGGTAAACAAAAACAACTTACTCAAAATGCACTGTTCTATGCTTCTCAACCTATTTTTGATGATATTAAAGCCCGTGCTCCACGTGCTGAAAAGGCATATTACAGATATTACCGTGGTTCATTAAGGCAACGTTTACGTGGTAATCCAAAAAATTCAAGAAAACTTAAACGCCCAGGAACATTAAAAAGAAGTATTGCTAGAAAACGGATACGGGTTGATGGTGGAGTAGCAGTAGGTATTTATATTAAGCCAAAAGCATTCTATTACAGATTTATTGAAAGAGGCACGCCAACAATACCTGCAATTCCTTTTGTTTTACCAGCTTATGAGCATTTTAAGGAAGCTGCTGTTGAGCGTTTCCGCTTGAGATATGGAGAGTATGTTCAAGCAGCATTTGAGCGTAAGCAAATACGCATAGAACAGGAATTTGAAGATGCTCGCGAGTGAAATTATTTATCAAATACTTGGCCCATTATTCAATGACCAAGTTGCACCAGCACCACTTTCTCCAGGAATGGAAATTCATGGGACCTATATTACCTATCAAACACTGAATGGAAACCCATTAAATACTGTCAAAACTTGGACTGGATATGACCAGTTACGAGTTCAAATCAATATTCACAATGCGGATAAGGTCCAATGCGAAAAAGATGCAGCACGTGTAAAGCGTGCTTTAGTAGATCAAAAATTATCGTCATGCAGTTTGGTTGGTGACAGTGATGGTGGTTTTGATGATGAAACACAACTGTTTCAGCAACAAGTAGATATTTTAATCTGGCAAATCGCCGAGGAGTAAGACATGGCTGATAAGGCTTTAATTGATTCACAGGGAATTGTAATTTCCTACAAATTACCAGTAGCACAGGCATTTTCAGAATTGCTTGAAGTAACTGATAGTCCTTTGCCAACAAAAAAACGTGAAGTTGATGACATCACCACGGTTAAATCAACGCATAAAGAAACAATTGCTGCGGGTGTAATTAGTGCTGACGATCTCGCATATGAGCTTTTAATGATTTCAGGTAGTGTTCAACAGCAAGAGTTGGAACAATATTTTGAAGATGGTGAAATGATCGATTGGAAAGTTGTACTTCCTGATGATGCTGCTACTACATATACATTTCAGGGAACAATTACTGAACTTTCACCAGTGCGTGCGGCCAATAAGAAAAACCGCTTTAAGTTGACTATTGCAGTCAATGGAAAAGTAACCAAAACGACTACCCCTTAATACATAAGCCCGCTAAGCGGGCTTTATTCTTAATAGGAAAATGAAACATGACAAGTAAGACAGTAGCAGTTGGATTGGCTGCGGCATTTTTAGCAGTTGCTGAAAACAAAGATTTCATTGTTGATGAAGTTGAGGGTCTTGGCCGTATAGGTCTTAAGCGCTTAAGCCTAGAAGATCGTGATGCATGGGTTACAGCAGAAAATGATTCAATCCCAATTATTATTAAGGGTTCTGTCTGTGATCCTGAAACTGGAGAGCTTTCTCTTAAAGAATTAACTAATGATCAGATTAAAAAAATACCTGGTCATATTGCTGATGAATTGCTTAAAAAAATATATAAGCACAATGGCATTAAAACGATGGCTGAAATTAATGCTGAGCGTGAAGCAGGTAAAGAACCAGAACAGCTAAAAAACTAAAAAGCCGACCCGATCTAAAATTTAGATTTCAATTAGCTCTACGTTTAGGTCGGACGGTCGGCGAATTAGAAAGAACCATGACATATCATGAATATCAATATTGGCAGGCATTTAATATTTTAGAGCCTATTGGAATGCAGCGTGAAAATGTATTCCAGGCGAATATTGCTAAAACAGTGTTTGATGTAAATTGTCCTGATAATGGGTTCGGTTTATCGGACTTTCTATTATTCCAGATGCATCAAGAACGAACTGTTGAAGATGTGATGGATGATATTAAGGCAAGAATGGCATTATTTTGCTAGTTATTTGCTTTGGTTGATTAAAACAGATTATATTCTGACCTCTTATTAGTAAGGGGTTAGATTGTGAAGAAAATAATTCTGCTACTTAGCTGTACTATAGGATTATATAGTTGTGCTACGACACATGATTATTTTTCTATCGTACCAACTTCATCAAATAATATAAGCGGTTTATGGACTGGTCAATTTAATACATTAGTTGCAACATTAAAGCTAAAATCTGACGGTACTGGAATAATCTGTCAAGATCATCTTGGGACTGCTAGAGTAATGTCAGTTAAATTATCTAATGATCGATTATATTCACAAGATGGTACATATTGGAAATTGATTCAAATATCGCCACAGGTCATGAAATTAAATTATGCTGTTGGTGGTGGATATACACTACAAAAAGATGACGGTGGAAACTTGGTATCACCAGCATGTAAAGAAAAGATTTAGTTAACTCTAAAAAAAGAACCCTGCATTAGCAGGGTTTTTTATGTCTATAGGAAAATAAAATGGCAGATGATCTTTTAAAACGTGTTGAAATTTTGCTAGAGGCTAATACTGCAAAATTTGAAACGGGTATGGCGAAGGCTGAGAAGATTGCACAAAACTCTGCCAATACTATGACCAAAGGCTATGATAGCGTTAAAAGTGAGGTTAAAAGAACTCAAGCTCAGGTCGATGATTTTTCAAGAACTCTGGAACGCCAAGACCGTCAAATTTCTATGATGGCGAAAAGCTATACCCTTTTAGCATCTTCTGTTAAGTCGGTAGTAGCTGGAGTCTCGATAAATGAAATAATTGGAAAATCTGATGAATATATTTCGCTTAATAACCGTCTAAAATTAGTAACTCAGTCGCAAACAGAACTTGCAGAAGCATCTGCATCTACATTTAATATTGCTCAAAAAACTGGTGCTGCATGGGACGGTGTTGCAGATATTTATTCAAAATTTTCTGCAAATTCAAAAACTTTAAATATTGATCAAAAAGAAACTGCCCGTTTAACTGAAACTGTAGCCAAAGCAACTGCAATGAGTGGTTCAAGCGCTTCAGCGGCTCAAGATGCATTAACTCAGTTCGGCCAAGCATTGGCAAGTAATAAATTACAGGCTGAAGAGTTCAACTCAATGAACGATAATGCCTCTGGTGTACTTGATGCTATGGCACGGGGATTAGGTAAAACTCGTGGCGAGCTTCGACAAATGATGCTTCAAGGTGAGTTAACCGGAGATGTTATTGTTAAATCTTTGCTCAAAGCAGGTGATAGTGTAGATCAGTTATACAAAAAAACTGATAAAACTGTTGGGCAAGCGTTTACTAAGTTAAACAATGAATTAATTAAATTTGTTGGTGAAGCATCAAAAAGTTCTGGTGCATCGGCTGTTTTAGTAGATGGTATAAGCTCTCTTGCAGATAACTTAGATAAAACGACTGATGTTCTTATGGTTGGGGCTGCTTTTTACGCAGGAACTTATATCCCATCTATTTACAATTCAGTTGTTGCTGGTTATGCAAAAACAAAGCAATTAATTGAACAAACTGCTGTTCAAATTACAGCGACTAATATGGAAAAAGCAGCAGCTTTGGCTGATGTCGCAAAAGCTCAGAGTACTCTCACGTTGATTGCTGCTGAAAAGGCTTTAGAAATTGAACGTTTAAAAGCCCAAATTTCCGCACAGGGTCGAATGGCAACTGTCACCCGTATGGCTGAGCTTAAAAAGCTGGAGTCTGTGGTAACGAATGAGTTAACTGTTGCTCAGTCAAGATTAAATGCAGTTCAAGGTGCTTCAATAGGGGTTGGGCGAAGTTTATTGGGCATCCTAGGTGGCCCTGTTGGTTTGGGTTTAACCGTTGCTGGGGTGGCCGCTTCATATTTGCTTTTAAAAGATAGTTCATCAAGTACGGTTGAGTCCCTTGATCTTCAAAAACAATCTGTAGATGAACTTAGAGATAAATATGAAAAATTAAGTGTTGCTCAGAAAAATACAACATTGCATGAACTCAAAAAGCAAGTTGATGAATTAAGAGTTTCTTATACTGTTGCTGGCTCTAACTTAAGTGCTTTTGTAGAAGCAATTCCAATCTCAGACGATAAAATTGATACCGTCCGTAAGCTTTATAACGCTTATAGCAGTGGTGCGTTATCATCTGATGATTTTAATAAATCAATCCAAAAGCTTAATTTTTTAACAGATGAACAGAAGTTAAAAATCAATGAGCTATCAGTAAGTTATGATCAAAGTAAGGTTGCTTATAACAATGCAAAAACGGCTCGTGATGCATTAGTAGATACTACCCCAAAAGCAGTACAAGCTCATAACGGTGAAGCTGAAGCTATTCGACAAAAGAATATTGAGCTTCAGAAAACTAAAGAACTTCAGGCGAGTGCGGCAAAGGAAAACTTAAAGAATCAGTATTTTATTAATACTGTTAAAGCAAGTGGTAGTAATCAGAATGCTTTAGATTATGCAACATTTATGACCAAATTCCGTGAAGACAATAAAATTCCGTTTTCACAAAATTTGACCACTGAGCAAAAGAAAATTGCTGATAAGCAATTTGCATTGCAGCAAGAGGTTAAAAACCTTCAGGACAAAATTACTGAATCCGTTAAGGCTCAAACTAAAGAGTATGAAAAACAGCAGAAGGTACTTTCTGTTAATGCAACAGTTCAGGCAGCGGCAAAACAGTATAACTTTGCTAGTCTTGAGCAAAAAGCGGGGTTTCCACTGGGGACTCTGTCAGCCTTAATGATGCAGGAATCAAGAGGAAATCCTAGAGCTTATAATCCGGAGACTGGAGCAGCTGGTGCTTTTCAATTTTTACCGGCAACTGCAAAGCAGTATGGTGTTCAGGATCGTTACAATGTTCAACAATCTGCTGAAGGTGCCATTAAATATCTTTCATATTTAATGAAATTTTTTAATGGTGATTTAGAGAAAACAATTCGTGCCTATCATGCAGGTGAAGGTAATGTTCAAAAGAATACAAAAATTGGACCAGTTAATGATGAGTATTGGTCTAATTATAAAGCCCGCATTGCATTCTTAAATGGGGCAGGTGGTTCTACATCCAAAGATTTTGAAAAATATCTGCAAGATGAAACCAAAGCTGTCACTAAATCATTAGAGGATCAACAAGCTATTCGAGAGAGTTATTTTAACTCTTGGGAAAAGCTAGAATATGAACATAATGAAAAAGTTCAAAAAGTCCGTACTAATTTCGCTAATGATCCTAAAACCCGTGATTTACTTTTACAACGTGAAGATGAGCGATATGCCAAAGCCATTGAAGAGTGGATGCGTTATGAAGATAACCGTGTAAAAGAGGAGGTTAAGGCCAATCAAGAAATTATTGTTTCAAGACAATTGGCATTTGAAGCATTAAATGGCCCAAGAGGTCAAATTGCAGGCATGGCAGCAAACGCTACTGCTGAAGGGACCTTGGCACCAAAACGGCTTGCAATGTGGAAACTTGAGTCTCAGCATCAAGAGGGTTATTCACAGTTAGGTGATTTGCTCACTCAAAGCCAAAAAGCCACCCTTGATGATCAGACTCTTTCGGATCAAGAACGCTATAAGCAATTAAATGATATTTATAATGAGTATCTTGAAACAAAGAAAGCTTTAGGTTTGCAGTATGCAAAAGAAGAGCAAGATTTAGTTAAGTCGCAACATCAAGAACAACTTAATCTTTGGGGTAACTTACTAGGCCAGGCACAAAACACCTGGTCTCAGTTGACCCAATCGGTTAAAGATGCAAATGGTGAACAATCTGCTGCTTACAAAGCTATGTTTGTTATGCAACAAGCATTCTCTATTGCATCAACTCTTGTGGCTGCACATAGTGCGGCTGCTCAGGTAGCTGCTGATGCAACTATACCTTTCTTTGGTGCCAAAATTGCTGCTTCTGAAGCAATGCTGGCAATGGGCTATGCGCAAGCGGGTATGATCGCGGCTCAAACAATCTCTGGTATTGCACATGGTGGTTTGGATTATGTTCCTTCGGAGTCTACTTATCTATTAGATGAAGGTGAGCGTGTTTTATCCCCACGACAAAACCAAGATTTAACCCGGTTTATGGCAAATCAACAATCTGGCGGTTCTGGGGTTAAAGTCACGATCAACAACTATGGGAATGATAAGGTTGAAACCTCACAAGATGCTGATGGGAACTTAATGGTGACGATTGGAAAAATGGTTGATCAAAGAGTAGATGCTGGTATTGCCAGGAACTTAAGGCAGGGGTATCCGTTAGCTAATGCAATTAAAGGTAAATGATTTATGAGTGAACGTTTATTTATATGGGCTGAAAGCTTGGCTGAAAATTCGGGAACTCATAATTTTAATACTTTGTCTTCAAAGTTTGGCGATGGGTATGAACAAAATGTATCGGTAGGAATTAATAATCGAAAAGGTTCGTGGAATTTTACAAGAACTGACTCAGAAAGCTTAATAACTGAAATTAAGAATTTCTTAGATGATCATAAGGGTGCAGATTCATTCTATTGGCAATCGCCAAAGGATGGTCGCATTCGTGTGAAGGCTGGTGACTATCAGCTAGTTGATCGTGGTTCAGGTACCTGGAAGATTTCCACAACATTCACCCAAGTTTTTTACCCTTAATTTAAACCCTTTTGAAGCCCCTTTTTAGGGGCTTTTTTTATGCGAGTAAGAAAATGACAATTCAAACTGTTAATCTTGGTTCAGCACCGACTGGCGCTGGCGGTGATACATTTCGTTCAACTGGCGCAAAAGTAAATGAAAACTTCACAAATAATACCCATGCAGCTAGTCGTTATGTAGGTACTGCTGCTGGAAATCTAATGGAAGTCGGTGCGTATGGTTTGGGCGGTAATTCAATAACGTATACTGGCGGTTCAAATGGATTTGGTAGTTTCCACACTGGTAAGTCAGCTTTTTATTTTAATAATACCCAAGGTGTAGAAGTTAATGGAAAGCCGGTTCCCAACTATGCCTCATACGTAGTTTCAAGTCTTAATAATGGGGGATTTTTTGCTATTGGTGGGTCAACTACAGATAAACGAATTTTTGCTGTCCATGGA